ACATGGCCTTGGATAATGGGGATTGGCACACAACCACAGCAAGCGACATTCAACTTCATGAGCTTTCGAGTAATGTTGCTGCATATGGGACTTGCAAAATATCAAAGCACAATACATTCAGGGACAAGGAAGTTTGGTTTACCATCAATGAAAACACTGTCCATATTTGGGAGAACAGGCCACGACAAAACATGATTGACGAATCTTTGTACAGGGCCATCTACAACTTGGATCGTATTGTTTCAACTATCAAAAGTCTTTTACATGGGTAAAGGAGGATTCACACCGGAGGAAAGGGCAAAATCAAGGGATTCACAGAAGCGCACAATTGCAGCACAAAAGGCGGCTATGCTCAAATCTTTATCGGAGCATTATTGTGTCGTAAAGTATGCAGCCAAAGAGGTTGGGATTGACCGTGGAACCCATGCCCGATGGATGGAGAAAGACGGAGAATACCGGGACGCGGTAATGAGGCTACAAGAAGAAAACATTGACATAGCCGAAAACGCCCTAATGAAAGCCATTGAGAAAGGCGACAACGTTTTGATTAAATGGTACTTGGAAACCAAGGGCGCAAGTAGGGGATATGGTAGAAAACTGGTTGAGATCGGAGCCATAGGAGGCACCACAGAATTGGCAGACATTCCAAAAATAGTATGGGTGAAATCCGAGTAAATGAAAAGTTTGCCCCCCTTTTTGAAGCTCCAAAAACTCGCTACGTCCTGCTATCTGGTGGTCGTGGTGCTGCTAAGTCTTTTGCCATCACTCTTCTTTGCTCTCGCATCATGGCAGAGCACCACAACCAAAGAATACTTTACACCCGCTACACAATGGCGGCGGCTAATGATTCGGTAGTTCTGGAATTTGCTGAAAAGATCGACATTCAAAACCTTCATCCCTACTTCACCCAAAAGAAAAACGATGTTTATTGCGGCTCTACTGGATCAGCCGTATCATTCAGGGGCTTGAAATCCGGTTCCAAATCCCAAACCGCAAAACTAAAGTCAATCAAGGCCAATATTTTTGTGCTAGATGAAGCTGAAGAATTGACCGACGAGGAAGAATTCGATAAAATAGACCTTTCCATCAGGGACAAGAACAAAACAAACCTGATCATTCTCATAATGAACCCGACGAACAAAAACCACTGGGTTTATAAGCGTTGGATTCAAGACACCCGAAGGACTGAAATAATTGACGGGGTGCCTGTCAGTATCTCTACACACCCTGACGTGACACACATCCATGTCACGTACTTGGACAACAAAGACAACCTTTCAGAGTCATATCTACGACGTATTTACGACCTCAAGGCCAACAACCCAAAGAAGTACGCCCACTACATCATTGGTCAATGGATCGAAAAAGCAGAGGGTGTAATTTATGAGGATTGGACAGAGGGTGTATTTGACGAAAAGTTGCCGTATATTTACGCTATGGACTTCGGGTACTTCCCTGACCCGCTTGCACTTGTGAAGATCGCAGTGGATCGAAAGCGGAAAAAGATTTACCTAAAGGAATTGATTTACGAAACAGAGCTTTCAAACGAGGGGCTTTTGAGGATGATGACAGAGGCGATACCGGATAAGAGCAAGCCCATTATATCAGACACCAACGAAAAGCGCACAGTGATGTTTTTGCGCTCCAAAGGGTTCAGGGTGATTGAGGCGAAGAAGGGGCCAAACTCCATTATCCAAGGGATCAAGGACATGAAGGATTATGAAATCATTGTCACGTCCGACAGTCCCAACATCAAGAACGAGCTTGATAACTACGTATGGGCTGATAAGAAAAGCGATACTCCAATTGACCAATACAATCACAGTTTGGACGCTGGGCGGTACGGATTCACCTGGATTGTGAAGCATGTTCCAAGGCCGGGGGAAATGAAAACGGGTAAAGGATAAATCAAACATAATGGAAAAAGTCAAAACCGAAATTGAGCAAACAGGCGAAGAGCCAAAAGAAAATCCAAAAAGCGAGTGGGTGCACCCAGAAGCGGAGGTGATATTTAATGCCTTATTGGGAGCCTATGAACACGCCAAAGAAGCAGGGTTTAGGGCCCAGTTTTGGCGTTCAATGATGCTTTCTCTGGGTGAGTTCTACATCGCAGACAAACCGCGCGTGGTGGAGTTCTTTTTGAATCAGGAGGGACTAAACCAGCAGGCCAAAGAGATACCCGCAAAGCCAGCCAAGCAGCCGAGCGAGTACAGAAAGGAACCCGATTACTCAGCACAGGCCGGACGGGAAACGTCGGGCAAGTGTGAATCTTGCGGATAATGATTGCACAACTATCCACTGGAGCCACAATCAATCTACCACTTACCGCGCATGAGGTCAATTGGGAGGCGTTTTGCGACTTCAAAGACGAGGAGCAGGAATACTTTAAAGCACAAGAAGACGAAGACAGCCAAGCCGCAATAGTCTCAATCACCAGGGCATTGGCTTATGTATACGGGGAATGGATTTGGGATTTACCGTTTACGCTTGATGAACCCATTGATAAATTGTTTTTGGACAGCTTTACTGTCACGCTGGGCGACGATCTATCTGTAATGCGACTGTATGCACACCTGAACACGATCATCAACACCTTCAAGCCTGAAACGCTAAAGGACAAAGTTTTTAAGTTGGTTGTTGGTGGCGAAGAATACCAGCTTGACCAACTCAAGGCAGCCAAGTTTTTAACGCTGGAAGGGGTGAGCACAGGTGAAGCAATAGAGGTTTTGGAGTTCCGGCGCATTGCAGAAAAAAACCTGGAAGAAAAAAAGTTTGCCCTTGGCAGTATGGATTTTACTTTGGGACTGCGTGAACTGGCAATACTTGTACGCAAGAAAGGGGAAGCGCTACCGTGGAACCGGAAAGAGTTGGAGGTATTCTTAAATGAAAGGATGCAAACCTTCCGAACCGTTACCGCTGGCGAAGTCTTAACCCTTCGTTTTTTTTTGATCAATTCTTATTTGCTTTGGCTGCAAAACCAGATTACCAATTCTTCTGGAACGGTTCGCCCTATCAGGGTTCAGGAACTAAAACCAAGGAAACCAGGGATCGTGAAGCGGCGGCGAGGGAAGCGTTTGAGTTGATGGGGTGGCGGTTATTACTTGATGCGGCGTTACGGGAACAATGGTACATCGGAGGAATGGAAGCACTTTGGAAGAGCGATTTTGAGGATTTTGTTTTTTTGACTTCACTTAAAAATTCACGGGTATGACGGCACAAGAAACCAACCACGGACATGATGCGATGTCCTACTTGATGCGTTCTTTTTTTGAGAACAAAGACAAGCCCATTAAACATAGGGTTATTGTATGGCCAGATAGGTCTTTGGTTCAGGAGTTGAGGGACATCACAATTGTGATTACTGACGAACACAGTAACCTTATTGAAGAGTTGAAAAATTATACCTTCGCCTATTTCTTTTCCAAGATCAGCAAGGCGATTAAGTAAACTTTCTCCGACTACCCTTAACCCCTTTTCGGATACTTGCACTTGCTTTAAAACCCCGTCCTCAGTTACGGTTTGGGTACGCTGAAAGGTTCTTTGGGAAGCATCCTGTATTTTTTGGGCCTCTCCGATGAATCCGGTTAAGTTGTCGAGTAGTTTCTTTTGTTCCTGCTCTGCTTTTTGTAGCTGACCTTTTGCGGAAAACAAACGCTCAAATAATGCGGGTTGGTCTTTGGGGCTTGCTCTTTCAATTTCCCTTTCCAGCTTTGATACTTCGCCTCGGAGGAATGCAAGCGACCCCTTTCCGAACTCTTCAGCGACTTTTTTAGCCTTGGTGATGCTGGTGGTTAACTTGTCAACTTTCTTGGCCGCTTCTTCGCTCCCTGCACCAAATTGCAATACTTCTCCCTGGCTTTGCTTGGCAAGATCGGTAAATGTTTTAAGACTTCCAGCTGCTGTTTTTGTACTTCGATCAAATGGAGAAAACACAAACTCTCCAAACTGAACAAATTTCCTACCTAAGAAGTCCAGGGATTTAACCAAGCCATTGACAACAGCTACCAAAAATTCAAACGGCTTTTGTGCAAGTGCTGCAACTTTTAAGAAAGCACTGAACCCACTAGCGGCCCCTTCTCCGTTTTCTTCAACAACCCCTAAGCTTGAGCCAAGTTCTGAGATGCTTGTTGAAAGCGGCCCTAAGATTTCGCCCAAATCCTGAACGCCTTCAATCACCAAAAGCAACACCTCCAAAAGCTTGGTTTGGATGATAGTGGTCACATCACTCAAGTTAGCCCCGGCTCCGCCAATGGATTCCGATACTTCAACGAGTTTCCGGTTAAACTCGGTGTTGATTTCAAGTGTGCGAAGCTGTGCGCTTTGGTATTCGTTGGTAGTGTCGATAAGTGAAAGCGTGGCCTGGTCAACATCCTTGAGCGACTTAATAAACTTGATACCTGCATCCTCACCCGCGCCCCGGAACACGTCAGCGAGTACCGCCCCGGCCTTTGGCCCATTCTCTTGCACGGTGTCAAGCTGTTTGGATACCTCAGCAATGGCCCCGCCAATACCTTTTTCGCCAATTATTTTTTGGATTTCAGCACCACTGATTCCAATTCCTTTGAGTGCGAGTAGGGTAGCAGGTGTGAGTTCCCGCAAGCTCAAAGCCGCTTCTTTTACTGCGTCGGCTCCTTTATCGGAGAAAATACCCTCGGTGGCTTGCCTATTGGCTACCCTAAAAAACTGATCTGCATTAAGCCCAGCCTCTTGGAAGAGTCGTGGGTACTCTCGAATGGTGTCCAGAAATTCGCCGTTGGCATTTGATCCAGCAACAAACCCTTCCTCGATCCTGGTTAGTGCTTCGCCAAAGGTGATGTTAAATGCCTTGGAAACAGCATTGGCGCTTTCGATGATCCTGGATTGATCTTCTCCGAAAGTGTCAGCAACACCTTTTATCCGTGCTGTGAAGTCGTCAAGGTCGGCCCCGGTAGCGTTGGTGAGTGTTGAGATTTCACCGCGCAATTCCCGAATGCCTTGCACCAATTGATACACATTTTGCAAAGCTCCTATCAAAGCCTCTCCTATTGCCGCTGCTGCACCTGGGATTGAGGCAAAGGCGGCAATGTCAAATCCTGAAAGCTGGGTGAATACGCCTTGGAAAGCTTCTCCGTAGTTACCAACATTGCGTTGGAATTGCCCTAATGATGCGTCGATGTCCTTTAATTCGCGGTCAAGTTCCTGTATTCTTTTGATGGTACGAGCCCCAAACGCCCCTTGTCTTTCCTCTGCTGTCAGGTCTTTGTAGGAGTTGCGAAGCCGTACCAATTCAGCATTCAATGCCCGGTAAGAATTCTTGCCCTGATCCGCATTTTGTTTGAATTGGTTGATGGCATTGCGCTCTTCTTGCCTTTGCTCCTGCTGGATCGTCTTGAGTGCTGCGATCTGGTTTCCAAGCCGCTTGTATTCGTCGGTGTTGAACTTCTCAGCCTGGCGGGCTTTAGTGGTGTCCCTAATGGCCCTAGCCAAATCCTCCTGACTATTGACCGCCGTTTTAACGCCTTTGATCTCGACTTCGTAAACCAGAACCTTTGTCATGCTGCTATTTTTCGTGCTTCTTCAATGGCCGCTTGGTAGATTTCGTCAAAGTTTTCTACCAAAAGCTCGAATACCTTGAATTGCTCTTCGATGATTTTTTCCGCGTTCATCTCAAAGCCAAACTTTATCCACTCAGTGCGTCTACCATTCTTTGAAAAGGCAAACGATCCAGGCAGTGGGAACCCAAGTACAGCGGCTTTGTTGAGTGTTAAAAACGTGAACCGCTTTAGATTCGACTCAGAAAGCCCAGGTTTTACCACTCTGGCCCACTGCAATAGCCTTGCCTCTGCCGCCGCGCTTGTGTCTACCTTGCTCGCTGGTATTCCCGTGTCCAAATCTAAAAGGTAATCGTTGCCCTCTATGCCAATGCGCAAAGTATCTCCGACACTTTCGACAACTTTTGCCTTTAATGAGGCGATGCCCCGGCCTGTTGCAACATGGCCCTGCTCCCTCAATTCGTCTTTGCCTTTCTCAGCGATGGCCTGGACTGCGTTTAGGGCAATGCCTACCAATTCCTGATACGTGACTATCCGCATGACTCGCAATTTGTGACGGGAACAACTGAACTAGTGGGGTCGCTGTACTTCATTCGGGTTTCAATGGTTTCGCATACTTGGATTGTAAACTCAACTGCGTAACCCCTTGCGCCGCCAATGGCCCCATCACTGTATTTGGTGAACTTCCATTGTTGGGGAGCAATGATGAAGTTTTCAAGCCATTCCCCAGGCTCAAATTCATACGTGAATTGCCCGGCCTCATTGGCAGTCTTCCAGGCTGATTCCCCAGGCGTTTGCCAGTACTCGCCTTGTGTATAAGCAAAAACAGCGTGATCCAGCAATTGACGAATGAACGAGCGCAAAAGGTAGAGTGTATTTTCAAATGTGCTTTCGGTTCCTAATACTTCGGGTGGGCAATTCTCGCAGGTGTTGCGATCAAACGCCACTACCAACAAATCCAAGTAAATGCGGTCGCTTTTTATGGAGTTGGTATAGGCCCCTGTTTCCTGTATCACAATCCCAGGGTATTCAAACACCATCTTTGATGGATCAGAACCCGACGCATCCCAGTTGCGGGAAAAGAAACGCCCGGCTTTGTAATCGCCATACGTGGCCCCCAATGATGGGTGCATGACGCTGGGTTGCATATCGTCCACAAAAGCAGCAAAGGAGTTGACCCGGTGAGGCACTCCCTTTTTGTTTTGTTCCCGTGATGCCATTTGAGCCACGATCTTGCGGCAAATGGCTATGAAGTCAGCCTTGGTTAGTACTTTCACACCCGTGAATTTTTAAGTGAAGTAAGAAAAACAAAATCCTCAAAGTCGCTCTTCCAAAGTGATTCCATTCCTCCTATGTACCATTGTTCCCGCAGTGCTGCATCAAGCAGCAACCGCCAGCCCATTAGCTCAAATGCTTCCCGCGCCGCCGCTTCACGATCCTTGGTTTCTTTCGACTTAGTTCCTGAACCTTGATAGGGAGAGCCGTTCCAGAAGAATTGATAATCTGGTTTTGAAGCCAGATTAAGTAGGAATTGATCAAAAAAAAACGAAGGGTTAATACTTCGCCAGCGGTTACAGTTCGGAAAGTTTGCATCCTATCGCTGAGAAAAGACTCCAACTCTTTACGATTCCAGGGTAGCGCCTCTCCTTTTTTGCGTACAAGTATTGCCAGTTCTCGCAGCCCTAAAGTGAAGTCCATACTGCCAAGGGCAAACTTCTTTTCTTCCAGGTTCTTTTCGGCTATGCGTCGAAACTCAAGTACTTCAATTGCTTCGCCTGTGCTCACTCCTTCCAGTGTCAAAAATTTAGCCGCCTTTAGTTGGTCAAGTTGGTATTCTTCGCCCCCAACAATCAACTTGAAAACTTTGTCCTTGAGCGTTTCTGGCTTGAAGGTGTTGATTATTGTGTTCAGGTGTGCGTATAGGCGCATAACAGATAGATCGTCGCCCAGCGTGACAGTAAAGCCGTTCAAAAACAATTCGTCAAGCGGTTCGTCAAGTGAAAACGGTAAATCCCAAATCCATTCCCCGTAAACGTAAGCCAATGCCCTGGTAATTGATAGTATTGCGGCTTGGCTGTCTTCTGTTTCTTGCGCGGTAAAGTACTCTTGCTCCTGGTCTTTGAAGTCGCAAAAAGCCTCCCACGGTATTTCATGTGCGGTAAGTGGTAGATTGATTGTGGCCCCGGTGGATAGTTGTGCAATCATTAGCCGCAAGATTCGCATTCGCCTGACGTTTCCCGTCCGGCTTTGGCTGAGTAATCGGGTTCTTTTTTGTACTCGCTTGGCTGCTTGGCTTGCTTTGCGGGTATTTCTTTGGGCTGATCTTGGTGCACTATTCCAGATTCCTTCAAAATCCAAGCGTTCACGATGTGCATGTCAGACGGGTAAAGCTCCCTTAGTGAGTATAGCATACTTTTCCACCAGGGAGCCATGACCCGACTTTGGCTTGCTTTTGGATAAGCTAATAGCAGCGCGTTAAATATCGCCTCTGCTTCTGGGTTTACCCACTCGCTTTGTTGGCCTTCGCCTGTTTGCTCAATTTCGGTTTTGACTTTTGCCATTATGTTTGATTTATCCTTTACCCGTTTTCATTTCCCCCGGCCTTGGAACATGCTTCACGATCCAGGTGAACCCATACCTCCCAGCGTCCAAGCTGTGGTTGTATTGGTCAATTGGGGTGTCGCTTTTCTTGTCAGCCCACACGTAGTTGTCAAGTTCGTTTTTGATGTTGGGACTGTCGGACGTGACAATGATTTCGTAATCCTTCATGTCTTTAATCCCCTGAATAATGGAGTTTGGCCCCTTCTTCGCCTCAATGACTCTGAACCCTTTCGAGCGCAAAAACGCCACCGTTCGCTTTTCGTTGGTGTCCGATACAATGGGCTTGCTCTTATCCGGTATCGCCTCTGTCATCATCCGTAGAAGCCCCTCGTTTGAAAGCTCCGTTTCATAAATCAATTCCTTTAGGTATATCTTTTTCCGCTTTCTATCCACTGCGATCTTCACAAGTGCCAACGGATCAGGAAAGTACCCAAAGTCCATAGCGTAAATATACGGCAACTTTTCATCAAATACACCCTCAGCCCAATCCTCATAAATTACGCCCTCTGCTTTTTCGATCCATTGGCCTATGATGTAGTGACCGTACTTCTTAGGGTTGTTGGCCTTGAGGTCGTAGATACGACGTAGGTAAGACTCTGAAAGGTTGTCTTTGTTGTCCAGGTACGTAACGTGTATGTGCGTAACGTCGGGGTGTGTAGAGATTGAAACAGGCACCCCGTCAATAATTTCCGTTCTCCTAGTGTCTTGAATCCAGCGCTTATAAACCCAGTGGTTTTTGTTCGTCGGGTTCATAATCAAGATGATCAGGTTTGTTTTGTTTTTGTCCCTGATCGAAAGGTCAATCTTATCAAATTCTTCCTCATCGGTCAATTCCTCGGCTTCATCCAGCACAAAAATATTGGCCTTGATTGACTTGAGTTTTGCGGTTTGGGATTTGGAACCGGACTTTAAACCCCTGAACGATACGGCTGAACCAGTGGAGCCGCAATAAACATCATTTTTCTTTTGGGTAAAGTAGGGGTGAAGGTTTTGAATGTCGATTTTTTCAGCAAATTCTAGCACTACCGAATCATTGGCCGCCGCCATTGTGTAGCGGGTATACAGGATTCTTTGGTTGTGGTGCTCTGCCATGATGCGAGAGCAAAGAAGGGTAATAGCAAAAGATTTAGCAGCACCACGGCCACCACTTAGCAGGACATAGCGAGTTTTTGGAGCTTCAAAAAGGGGGGCAAACTTTTCATTTACTCGGATTTCACCCATACTATTTTTGGAATGTCTGCTAGTTCCTGAGTTGTTCCAACGCCCATTTCAAGTAGTCGCTTTCCGTACCCCCTGGCGCTGCCTTTGTTGTTCAGCACGTACATGATAAGCGTGTGGTTCCCCTCTGCGATCTGCTTGTACATATTCATTTCAACAAAGTCCAGATTGTTTTCTTGTATCTCAAGGACGGTCTTTGCGTACTCTTGATCCTCGTTGACCCATCGCCAATGCGTACTACGTTCAATGCCCACTTTCTCGGCTGCTGGCTTAACTAGCCCGAACGTCGTTTTAAGCGCGTCAAGCATCTGCTTTTTTTGTGTTGCAGTTCTGGCCTTGCGTGTGGCGTTTCCTTTGTCCCTATCTGCCTGAGTGAGCTTGTGTGCCATACTATTTACTTTAGTTTACTTAACCATTGTAACCAAATTTGATGTGCAATTTGTGCTGTCATTACCGGAGGAACAGACATACCGATTAGGTACTTTGGTTCAATTGATTTAAAATTATAGTCCAGCGGATAGGTACCTCCACAACAATATTCAATTGAATTTATTTTTCTTGGCAATTCAGGGTGAAAAGGTTCTGCATTGCCACCACTTGCTGTCAATGTAGGAAAAACACTATTCCAGTCTAATTTAAAAGCATTGAACCAATGCCCTTTTGGGTGAACAGAACTAAATGCAAATCCTTTTTTACACAAACTCCACCATTTTAACTGATCTTCTGTCAACGGCTCTTCATTGCCTGTTGTTTCTTCAAAAAATCTATATGGTATTGCATTTTCGTTAAATACTAAAGCCAACTTAAAAAAATTCAAATCATTCCTTTGGCAAATAAAAAATACCCGTTCCCGTTTTTGTGGCACCCCCATTGATGCAGCATTTAACAGAAACAACTGCATTTGATAACCAGCCCTTTCAATTTCAACTTTCATTTTTTTAACATAGGCTTTAGCGTTACCACTTATCAAACCTTTTACATTTTCAAGCAATGCAACTTTTGGTTGTAGCTTCTTAATAGTTTCAATGTAAACAAAAACAAGATCGTCAAGTACTTGATTTGATTGGCCTTCCCGGAATACTTTATTTTTGCCCCAATCTTTTTCCCGATTGCCAGCCATTGAGAAACTACTACAAGGTGGTGAACCATCCAAAATATCAAGGCTGTAAAGTTCCTGAGGTAAATCAGTGCGCTGATTGAATAACCTTAAATCTTCTGCATACAGATATTTAGGGCTATGGTTTTTTTGATAAACATTTGCAATTGATTGATCTATTTCGACGCCGCCTAAATGTTCAAACCCTGCGAGCTTATACCCCATAGTGGAACCGCCGCCACAAATAAATGTACCAAATACTTTGCATTCGTTTGGCTCTATTCCTTTTGCTGGATACCCGTCTTTTAAATTCCATCGGTATGGAAATTTGTGTTCACTCATTTTTCAAGTTTTAGTAAGTTCCAAACAATTTGCTCCGGCGTACCTCCTATTTTCTGAAATTCAGCTTTTACCTTTTCGTAATCTTCGGCTGTGTACTTGAGTTTGATGATCATTTCGTCTTCAAAATCATCCGGGTTTATTTCCTGGTTCTTGTTGCCGTAATTTATTTCAGGCTCAAACTCTGGAATATCAACACCCCAATCAGCAACAAAGCCCAAGTCCCAATCTGATTTAATGGCCTCCCATTCCCATTCCCCAAAACTAGCATTGTCCGTAATTACAAAACGCTTTTTCTGATCCTCGGTAAGTTCTGACGCTTTTTTGATCCAGTTGTTTGGCACTTCTTTTTTGCCCAATTCCTGCAAAGCCCTAAAGCGCATGTTGCCCCCAATGATTGTATTTGTTTCGTCTACGACAATGGGCCGCAGCTCCATCATTTGCGGAAACTCTTCAATACTGCGCTTTAGTTTTTCAAACTTCTCGTTGCGAATGATGCGCGGATTGTTTGGATTCGGTTTGATGTTGCTCAGTTTGATCATTGCGCGTGTGGTTTAAATTCAAACTCGGTTACCCCTCTCAACAAATAATCCCACATCTGCTCCAAGTACGCTTCACCATGCTTTTGGTATAATCGGTACTCTTTGACAAATTTGTGATCCAGGTAGCCAGCCTTTTCAAACGCTTTGAAGAAAGTAATTTTCTTGCGTTTGAATTGGTCGTAGCTTCGGTATTGGTAGTGGTCGAGCCAAATGCTTTCTATCTCAAAAAAAATATTCACATTTTCAATTTGGTGATTGCCTATGCTGATATTCCATTCAGGCTTAAATTTACCAAAAACCTTTTTGTGCTCAGGCTCTACCCATGATACCCCGTTCGGCATTATGTTTTTGTACTGATATTGACAAACGTAATGAGGCGGGAAAAGCGAATGGTGCCTGGCGTTGATAAAATCTCGAATGCAAGTGTAACCAACATCTCCAAGGTTCAAAAACTCGTCTGCATCAATCGGAAATAGCCATTGGTGGCCAAACTGGATAGCTTTTGTTTTTAGGTAGTTTATCGCCTCTCTTTGTGGAAAATCCTCTTTTGCAATGGCACAATGAAAGGCTTGTTTGCCGCACTGCTTCAAGGTTTCCACGGCTAAACCAAATGAAAGATCAGTGCTGCCATTATCACACAAAAAAAACTCATCAACCCCAAGCCCCGACCAATGGTCGATGCACTTCCCAATAATATCTTCCTCATCCTTGAACATCATCAAAACCGCAATCATAGCTCATACCTTTTCCCAGTCATAACAATTCCCCAAGCACAAACGGTTTTGTTCAGGGAATGGAATTTTAGACCGTGTTGTTCAAAAAACTTGATCCACTCGTTTACTGGCTTGATATTTATGTGCCCCCACTCTGCATCTGCCTGGGGAGTGGTGTAGTTTGGTGTCGAGGTGAAAAAGAAAAACTTTCCCTTTTCGGCTATTTGTTCCACCAGAGGGATAAGCGTTTCATCTTGGATGTGCTCAAAGACTTCAACGCTGTAAAAAGCGTCATACTCTCCATCAATTCCGAACTGATCAGGAACGCCTAAGATGTAATTTCCTGGGTCAATACCCTTGGATATTGCAAAGTCCCTTTCATATGGGTTGATGTCGTACCCCTTAGCGTCGATCCCCACCCGCTTTGCGCCTTGCAGGAAAAATCCAAGTCCCGAACCAATCTCAAAGGCTGTCTTTACGCCCCGGTCATATAGCCACTGTGCGCCCTGTTGGTGAAGGTTTACAAGGCCGTGGTAGTGGGTAGTGGTGTATCCGCCTTTCACCTGGGCATCGAAAAAGTATTTGTGATAATTGTTGGTGTTGTAGTCGGTCATGGCTTGGTTTTGTTTCGTTGGGTGAAGTAATCGCGCTTGAGTTGACGAATCACCCGTTTAACTGGCATCTTGCTTTTCACGGGTTCAAGTTCGTTGAATTTTCGGTAAAGCTGGTAATTGCTGTAATCAGGATCGCCTGTAACCTCTTTCTCAATTTGTGCGTGAATGATCTGCGGTATCTGGATTGGTTCGCTCAAGCTCTTGACCTCAATTTCCATCATTACCAAGCCATTTTCAAAGGTATCAATTTCGATGTTGTGGCCTTCGTACTCCAAGACATGCCGCGTTTTCTTGATGGGCTTTTCGTCTTGTGGGTAGTTGTGGTAAAAGTCCTCTTTAGTGCAGTCCTGCCATGTTTCACGGTTTACGCCGTGGGAAAGGCGTTCCTTTTTGATGCAAAAGAAAAATTCCCCAATGCCGTCGTGCTGCCTGCGGTATCTCAGCCAGTCTTTGTAGTACTGCTCTATCTGGATTACTTGGTCGTAATCAAGACCAGGACATGCTTTTAGCAGCCACTTTCTTTCGATTTCGATTTCTTCCATCACAACTGCATCATTTTGTCAAGTAATTCAAAACGCTTTTGCTCCCAGGCTGATACCAAGTATTTTTCCTTCACGATTTCGACCATATGTAGGTATTGCTCTGCACACAAATCAATTACGGCTTTGTCGCCTGCTGCAAACCCGTCAATAAATGCCAGGATTTCGTTTTCTCTTTTTGGGAAAAACTCTTCGAACTCTGGAAGATCACAGCACAGCGGATAAACCCCAGCCCAAACCGCCTCCATTGCCGCAATTCCAGACTTTCCAATGTTAAAAGTATTGTAATCCAGCGGTACAAGCAACACATCGGTTGTTGCTCTCCTAAAGCTCATAAAGTAGTCCAAAACGGATTTCTCGTAAGGCCTCACTTCGTATTCATCCAAAGACCCGTACCACTTCGTATTCAATAGCCTGGGGTCATACCCCCAAAATTGCCACTTGATATTGTCGCGTTTGGTGAATGCCCATTTGTAAGCGAGTAAATCAGGTACGTGGGTTTCTGATCCTCTCCAATTTATCGTTACTTCGCCGCCTTGGTAGTTCCAAGCAGGTGGGAAAAACTCGCCCAAAACAAAATCGTTGATGGCGTTATTCACCGTGGCTATTGGGCACCGGATAAAGTTGAATTTGGAAATGTATTTGTTCAAAGGATCGGTGCTTACTGTGATCAAGTCAGCCAGGCGCAAACAATTGTCGATGATCTTCAAACGGTCTTTATCGAAAAAGTTGTGCGCTCTGTTTAAGGGCGGTATCTCCCAGTAATTATCATCCAAGTCAATCCAGACTTTCAGACCCCACTTTGCAGCACGTTCAATCAGCTCGTAATCTTCTTTGGTGTGCGGTAGGTGGATGAACAGCGCATTGAAGCACGGTAAATTATTATCGTAAACGATCTGGCTTCCCCGGCCAATGATTTGGTGTGTGATCCCTGATCGTTGAACCATTTGAAGGATTGGGAGCACCCGATAAAACCACGGCGCTCTACATTCTTCGTCTCCTTTGATCAATAGTTTTAGACTCACTTTCTGTTCGGTTATGATAGGTTAAAAATGTTCGTCAACAACCCACTTCACAGGGACTTTAAAATCTTTCATGCCTGGTTCCCACATCTTCCTAAGCATAGGGTACAAAATGCCGTTGAATGCAGCGCCTGAGCTTCCAGACATAAAAGCAAAGTTACCCGCTTTGTTGATGTAGGGTTTTGCCCCTGTCATTGGACACCCATCTGTATGGATAATGTCAAGCCCGGTATGAACTCGGATATTGCCGTGGGTGATCACCTTACCCCAACGATCCACCCCCTTTACCATTTGCAGAGCCAAGGCAAAATCTTGATTATTAGTCTTGGCCTTTTCGTAAAACTTACCCGAAAACCAAGGAACCAACCACCCCTCCCCTGCTTCTATTGCGGTGCTGCCTCTTACCTTGTCCGGTGTCCCGTCCTGGTTTTGATCGAATGCGGGTAAATCTTCCAGCAAAAAGAAAAGCACTTTACCCCCTGTTTCAAAGGTGGATAAAGTGCTCTTGCCTGTTTTTGCAATTCGTCTATGATGAAAGGTAATTTCCGTCATGGTGTTGATTTTCACCAAAGTTACGGATTTTTGATTAATTTAAAAGCTTTGGGTTTTCGCTTATCTTTTCAAAAACAGTTTTACCACCCTCGGTTAAAGCATAAGGCAAAAACACTTCCGTAACACTTGCTATTTCTGCCTCAACTGCTGCCATTTGGGCCTCAACCCAATCTTTCAGGATTCGCCAAGACACACGCAAAGCCTGCTCTTTGTTGCAAAGCCCCCTCGGTATCTTCTTGTCGTTCTGCATCACATTAAGAACCCCTTTCCACCTGCAAGGCAATTGAAAGAAAATATCTTTATTGCTCATAGTGATGCAAAACGCAAGGGCTATCGGCAAACCCTCTTCGTAATCAACGGCAATCCTTCTGGCTCCATGCAAAGAAAGGCATTCACTGATTTCACCCACTGTTTTGGATGGGTTTATTTTGGTTGTGTAGTTGAGTATTGGCATCGTTTTTTTGTTTAAATCGTACCCCATTTTCTTAAATCGCTTTCGGTTACAAAGTACGGGTCTTTCGGCATCTGTTTTGGCGTGTATTCCCGTTTGCCTGTCATTCCATGCCGACCAACTAAGTGGTGGGTTTGTGCGGTTTTGGGCATTCCAGTGATGCCGCTTTTGTCCTTTTTGAGTTTACGGATTTTCATGGTGCTTGAACTTTGATAGCTGGTTTATAAAACGGATTGACATTGCCGCTGTTTGCACTGATTCTTCGTGAAGGCTGTCAAGTATCCCGTTTTCGTATTTCCATTGCAAGGCGGCCCGCAATAATTCCCCTGACTCTTCGCCAACAATTGCGGCGCAATGTATTGGGTCGGTTGGCCACTCTGGAAACTTTGCCTTTGCCCTGTGTAATTCATCAAGAATGTCGGACAAAACAAAATCAAGCCGCATGTGCTCAATTTTTTCGATCAATTTGAGGCGTTTAAATTCCTTGGTTGTCATTGGTTGTGAATTTTGAGTGTCAATTATTCGCCTTAAACTTCAAAGGCGTGTTCCAAATCTGCTCCTTGAGCTTTGCAAAGTTTACGTCAATGGGTATTCCCTCCATGATGTAAACCCCGACCTTTGGCTTTTTATCCACAGCCAAAATGGTTTTGTGGAGGATACCCCCGTTTACCCATTTCCAACCGTCGTTGCCAAATACCGGGCTTGCTCTGAGTCCGTCCAGAATGAACTTTGTGCTCATTCCTGCTACGTTGTCATGGTCTCGGCGCTTGTTCTCTTCGTGCCAGACAAAGATCAGCGCACAAGCTTCCTCTACTGGTTTCACATTGTGAAGGAATGCGTAATCACAAACCTTTTTCTCCCACTCCTCCTTGAGGCTGCCGTACTTATCTGGCCCCCATTTGCCGTAGAGTAAGCTCAAGACCTCGTTTGTGCTTGGTGGCTTGCCCGGTATTTCAAAGTATTGAATCCTCTTCATAGAGTTTGTTTAGGGCTTGAATCATTGGCTTTTCAAGAACAAGGGTTTTGACTGGACTTTTGGTACCAATCTTTTCCCATACTTCCACATTGTCGTGAAAAACTTTTAACCTGCATTCCTTGGATTGAACATAAAAAAATGTTCTTGCCCTTGCATCAACTGATTCGATGACTAAAACTTCTTTTGGGTCTTGATCTTTAAAGACCTGGGCGAATGCTTCCTTTAGTTGTTGCTCTTTCATGTTCATTGATTGATTTGAAAATTTGATAGGCAACCTGTGGAACTATGGCGTTCCCGTAGGCCTGGATTGATTCGCGGCGGTGTCTTGAAAAGGTAATTCCAACCAATCCGGTGGAAACCCCATCATTTCGCCCACAAAGCGGGGATTGAGTTGGGAATTGCCCCCAGTTTGGAATCTCTTTTGCAAGTTGTCTTGATTCTGGTTTGCAGTCGCTTTGAATCCTTCGGAAGCTGTCGGAGTAGGCAGCATCCGCATTATTGCACCTGGAACTGTGTCCCGAACAGCCTGGCTGTTCGGGAATGTTGAGTTTTTGGAGTCCTGTGCGGTCGGAGTTGGCAGCAACTTTCTCACTTCCCGATTCAGGTCGAATTGATTTTCGTGACCGGTCTCTCCTTTCCAATCCCTCGCGTTTGGTGTAGGCAATAGCCCACTCACAACCTGCAACAAACTTGGACTCCAACCCTCTGACCTGCCGTTCTCGTTGTTCTGTGATGGTGTTGGAAGTAATCCCAGGTTCATGAATTGTGTTTTCCCGTTTTCGTCGCACACTTTTAGCCCTTGCGTCTGAACTGTTGGTAATAATTGCGGCGCCCTGTTTGGAACATCCCTCAAATTCGATGGTTTCTTTCGCCCTGGCCGTGTCACTGTCATTTCCTTTTCCCATGCCTTGTCTGTCTTTGCGTCCATGTAATCCATTGTCACGGGAGTAGGCAACAAACCAAACTCTATCTCTTCGGTGTGGAGCGTCGACGGCACAAGCTGGAAGTATAAACGCTTGTACCTCGTACCCGATAGCTTCCAAGTCAACTTGCACTTGCTCGAATACCAACCCACCTGACCAATTAGTGATTCCGCGAACGTTTTCGCCCACGACCCACGTCGGTTTAAACTGGCGAATTGTCTCAAGCATGTTTGGCCAGAGGTAGCGAGGGTCGTCTGTGCCTTTTCGTAATCCTGCTGAAGAGTACGGTTGGCAGGGAAATCCGCCTGTGATGATGTCGATCGATCGATCTCGAATTCCTTTGTTCCGGAGAATAGATTTAAAGACTGCATAACTGAATTTTTTAATGTCACCAAAACCCTGAGCTTCTGGAAAGTGGTATTTCAAAACCTTTTGGCAAAACGGGTTTATTTCCACCCATCCAACTGTTTTCCAGTTCGCCCAACGAGCAGCCAAAGAAAACCCGCCAATGCCTTCAAATAAGCCTAGATGGTTCATTTCACCCGCTTTTTAAAAATTTCCAAATCTGAGACACACCAAGGCACCAACACAATTACGATCAGTGCAAAAGCAATTTTAAAAACGATGTTGAGAATCATAAGGTACAATTTTTAGCTGCCCAAAGTAGGGCAATGGTTATGAAAATATAAGTCCCCCACTCCACCGCGATCACAAAAAAAGCTCCAAATAAAGTGGGAAAAATCGCAATAAACCAAAAACGTTCCGTCCTTCCACTGCCTTCAAAACCGTACACCCTCGCCCAACTCATTTTCTCGTGAACCCACTGTTCCACCTGCCAGGCAAAAGGTATGCGGATTTTGAAGATATAGAAGTCAAAACCTTTGTTCGTCTCATTCACTTGGCCCAGGCGTAACCCTGGACTCCCTGTTATACCAACTTTCACCGTCCATACGTACGGGAGGTTCCCCATTATGTACAGCCATTGGCGCGCCGAAGTGTTGTTCCCACTTTTTTTCCTCCCTTTGAAAATGCGCCACTTGGAACCCAAAGAGCCTGAATATTTCCGCTTCGGCTTTGGCGACAAACCCCGCATAGTCCCGGTCGGATAACTTTTCCGGGTCGTTTGCGATCTTGAGCGTTTGGCCGATGGCGTTGGTTTCTTCATGTTCTCCTAAGATGGTTCTACTCAAATAATCGTTGGCGCTGTCTAAGTGTTCCATATTGTGCGGGTCTACGTCATTACCAAGGCTTCTAAGCCCATGTACAAAAGCGGGAAGGATTTGACATTTGTAATACATTCGCCGCCAATTCTCTGGCTGCTTCGGTATTCCGGTAATGGTGATTTCAACGAGGCAACCACCGAAATGTGCCGCGAGTGCTTCTTTTAGCTGCTCTGCGGTTTGGCCTGAGTAGTTGCCTCGTCCGTCGATTGACGTTTGGAATTTAATCCTCTTGAGCATTCCCGGGAAGGCCAAAGGTTACAAATTCCCCTTCATCGCCTCCAAAGGGCAATTCTCCTTGATCTGGGTCGTAGTTGCTTTTAGCCTCCAGAAATTCGCGCTTTAATTCCAAGCCCTTTTCGTAGGCCGATTTCATTTGAAGTGCGCACAAGCTCAAAGCAATGGTTTTGCCTTGTTCGTCAAAGCTCAATTGTTTGGTGGTGAGACATGCGGTAATTTTGATGTTGCCTTTGGTTTGGTCAAAGGTCAACTTGCATTGCATGTCTGAGGCGATTCCATCAATTTCAACCCTTTGATTGAAAATAAATTCCTCTTTGGATTCCTGTGGGGCTATTAAGCCACCGCCTTTTGTTTTTGCCATTTTGGTAAAGTTTATGGTTCGATAAAAATTTGTTTCGCTATTTCATCAAGTATGCCACACGCCCGTGCTTCAAAATTGTTCTTGTAAACCAAAGTAGTGGTTTTCATCACCCCTATAAAGGATTCGGTTTTCTCAACCTTAGCCACCTTTTTGAATGGGTAGTTTTTAAATCCGGTCTTGAGGTCTATCCATCCCCCGTCTTGATAATATTCGACCATATCAGGGTATTTGATGTAAAGGCGTTGGTGCCCGTGTTTTTCCCAAAGCGTAACTTTTGCCGATTTGTCAAAACGCTGTGCAATTGGGAGTGCTGTTGCTTCTACGTTTTCGACGGTATTCATCTCAATTGAATGTAGTAAGGCCGTTTGACCTGGTTGCCGTTGGTTTCAATAATTTGAAGCCTATTGGAAGAAAGGTCTAAAATCGCCCTCCCTGGTTTTTCTGGCCCTGGGTCATCAGGAGTCGTAAACCAAACATTCTTTTTCGCGTACTTCTGAATCAATGAAGCGGGTAAATCGTCGTGTACCGGGATGTAATCCCAATCATTTTCTTTTACGTCGCTGCTTGGTGTTGGCTGCCTTTCGCGTGATTCGGCAAAAATCGGCGCAACATCATCCCGGTCCATCACCTGACTTTCAACCCACTGCATACCCTCAGAAATTGCCATTCCAAGATAAGTAAAAAGCTGGGCCTTGTTGTCAATGTTGTCAGATAAAATTGAAGACAAAGCCGTCATTCCAGCCAAAAACCCCTGTTCGTAGGGCGTTGTGTCTTCGATGCCTTGACGCTCAAGGTCTTCAATAAAAGGTTTGATCAAAATTTCGGTTAGCATAGATTTTGATTTTAAGGTTTACCAATTGTGATTTGCTTTTGCATCTCGGAGCGTCCCCCCAATGATTATTTTAGCAAACCAAAAATCTGGATAATTGCCGCCAAATTCTGCCTTGACTTTATCGCAATTTTGGTTCCATTCGTCTTCGCTCTTTGAGCTTAACATTAGTTCAATAACTTGATCTGCATTCATTTTGATAAGGTTTAAAATGGTAATTGAATTTGGTTATCTTCGTAATCATCATCCAAACTTGAGTCATACTGAAACTCTGTGCGCTCCTTCACAAACCTAGTAAGCACCGTTCCGGGTTCTCCGTTTCTGAATTTAGCAATGATGATTTCAGCTAATCCTTTTGTGCTGTTTCCGTGTTCGTCTTCAAAAATCTGGTAGTATTCAGGGCGATAAATGAACGTCACTAAATCGCTATCCTGTTCAATTGCTCCGCTCTCCCTAAGGTCTGAAAGTTGAGGCCGCTTTGATCCTCCTCTTATTTCAACCTGTCTCGAAAGTTGGTATAACAGGAAGCCCGGGATTACGCCTGGGCCAAGTGAATGAAACGAACAAAGGATTTGACTTCTACATCTTCAAAATCCGCATACCTTTTGCCTGGCAGGTTGAGCAATGGGTACATGAGAAAATGAGCTGGGCGAGGGTGTACGGTTTTGAAGGTAGCGGACGCACAGAACGTTTTTGGTTTGTCGCAATTTTTCCCACTTTATTCGGTGCTTTTTTTGTGGTTGCGGTGGAGTGGGGGACTTACATTTTTATTACAATCGCCCTTTTGTGGGCAGCTAAAAATTGTACCTTATGATTCACGACATTATTTTGAAAATCATTTTTGTGCTGGCAATTGCTGGGGTGATTTATTCAATCTCAGATTTGGAAATCTTCAAAAAGCGGGTGAAATGATCACAGTTTTATTCGCCCGTAAAGACAGCATTTACAAAAGCATGGGCCTGGATGTGTGGGATATTGACCGCAACGCTATGAATTTTGACGGCTCAAATCCAGTGATTGCGCATCCACCGTGCCGAATGTGGGGAAAGCTCAGTTACTTCGCAAGGCCACGACCAGGAGAAGAAAAGACCGCTTTCCATGCCGTTGATCGAGTAAGGCAAAACGGCGGCATCCTTGAGCATCCAGCCTATTCAAAACTCTGGAAAGTCGCTGAACTTCCACGACCTGGAAGCGGACACGATGAATTTGGAGGATACACCATCGACATTGACCAATCATGGTTTGGTCACAAGGCAAGGAAAAGAACATGGCTTTATATTGTCGGAGTAAAGCAATCAGAATTACCGCTTATCCCTCTCTCCTTAGATGCAATTCAGTACGTCGTTACCTGCTCAAAACGAAAGCACGGCGGCAATTTGAAGGAGGTGAAGAAATCAGAGCGAGAACACACACCCGAAAAACTTGCAAAATGGCTTATCGAAACCGCAAAACTAATCGAAAATGAACGACAAATTCAACAGTGACCACAAACTCGTTTGGGCATTCAGGGCTATCTTTCCCAAAGAAGCGGGTGAAATTAAGATTGTCGAATCAAGAACAGCGATTGGCGATCCGTTCCATTATGTGAACTCCAAGGAAAACCGTTTGAAAGTCCTTGCTGATCGGGTGGAGGTTTGGGAAAAGATACACACCAAAAACCCAGTCAAGACCTTGGAGCTAGAAAAGCAAACCATTCGAGCCCTAAACAAACTCTACGATGAAACGGATTCAATACTTTGAAATACCGGGCAAGCCACCAAGCACAAACGAGGTCTTGAGCTTACTCTACGGCAAATGGGGGCCCGATAAGTACGGAAGCCTCAAGGAAGAATGGGAGAAAAAGGTTTGTGATTATGCATTCCTTCACAATGTAAAACCAGTCGAAGAAGCTTGTGCGCTTATCTTTGTCTGGCATGAAGAGAACAAGCGCCGTGACCATGACAACGTTGCAGGCATGAGCACAAAGTTTATCCTGGACGGACTCAGAGCAAGCCCGGTGTTTGGAAACGACGGCTGGAAATGGGTCAACGGGGGTATTCTCCACAAAACCATTTTAGCCGTGGATAAAAAGCCAAAGGTTGGGGTGTACATCATGGAAGGCATACCCATTGATGTAAACTTTGCAAAGCTCAAGGCACAGATTTGGAACACGCCTTTGAAGTTTAAGGCGAATAATTGACACTCAAAATTCACAACATGAAAACCTATGTAATAACCGTCTCTAAATTCTTCCCTGGATTCCACCCAAGGAAAGGCGAAGAAACTGGATTTGTTGAAAAGATTCTAAGTGGTGAAAAAATCCACACCATCCGAGGAAACTTAGAGCTTTGGCAAAAACGAATTGCGGAAGTTCAGGAAGGTAAAGCTGTTTTAAGCTTGCGGTATTGGTCGGGAAAGCCATATCGAAGCCCTCAAGTCGAGTTTAAACAACTCACGTCAGCAGATGGGGTTGGCATTCAAGATTTGAAATTTCTGGACGGTAAACCATACACGCCATTTGTTGAGTACAGAGTTCAAGACATGGTTGAATTACCTGCAAAAGACGGTTTAGCATACGATGATTTTGAAAGCTGGTTTTCAAACAAGCAATACAATTTACTGGAAGCTTTTGCAATAATTCACTTCACAAATTACAGATACCTAGCAACATGAAAATCAAGAAACTCCAAAAGGATAAAAGCGGCATCCCTGGAATGCCAAAAACCGCGAAAACTCACCATTTGATTGGTCGCCATGGAATGACTGGCAAACGGGAATACACACCAAAGCAAATGCCAAAAGACCCGTATTTTGTGACCGAAAGCGATTTAAGAAAATGGGGTACGATTTAAACAAAATCCGTAACTTTGTTGAAAATCAAAGCCATGTCGGAAATTGTGCTTCAACATAGAAGAATAGCTGTATCGGAAAAGAGCACTTTGTCAACCCTGCAAATGGGGGGCAAGGTGCTTTTCTTTTTGCTGGAAGATGCACCCGCAAAGGATCAGGATGGAGACGGGACAGCGGACAAAGTAAAGGGAAGTACTTGTATTGAAGCAGGGGAGGGGTGGTTAGTTCCTTGGTTCAGCGGTAAGTTTTACGAAAAGGCCAAGACCAATAAACAGGATTTTGCTTTGGCTCTGCAAATGGTAAAAGGTATGGATCGTTGGGGCAAGATCATCACCCACGGCAATATCCGAGTACATACAGGGCTTGACATTATCCACACCGAAGGATGCCCACTGACCGGGGCCAAGCCCTACATCAACAAAGCGGGTAACTTTGCGTTTCAATCTGGAAGCTCAGGCGCTGCGTTTAACGGCATTTTATATCCGATGCTTAGGAAGATGTGGGAACCAGGGATGAAAGACTTTAAGATGCCTGTAAAGTGGGTAATTGACGAACATTTTTAACCTATCATAACCGAACCGAAAGTGAGCTTAAAACTATTGATCAAAGGAGACGAAGAATGTAGAGCGCCGTGGTTTTACCGAGTGCTCCCGATTCTTCAAATGGTGCAACGATCAGGGATTAATCACCAAATCATTGGCAGGGGCAGCCAAATCGTGTACGATAACAATTTGCCTTGCTTCAATGCGCTGTTTATTCACCTGCCGCACACCAAAGAAGATTACGAACTCATTGAACGCGCTGCAAAGTGGGGGCTGAAAATCTGGATTGACTTGGACGATAATTACTGGGAGATACCACCACTGAACCGCGCCCATAACTTTTTCGACAAAGATCGCTTGAAGATCATTGACAATTGTTTGCGCCTGGCTGACCTTATCACAGTGAGCACTGACCCACTCAATGAATACATTTCAAAATTCAACTTCATCCGGTGTCCAATAGCCACGGTAAATAACGCCATCAATGATTTTGTTTTGGGTGAGTTTTTCCCACCTGCCTGGAACTACCAAGGGGGCGAAGTAACCATAAATTGGAGGGGATCAGAAACCCACGTACCCGATTTACTCGCTTATAAATGGGCATTCACCAAGCGTAATAACATCAAGTGGCAATTTTGGGGCTATGATCCCAGGCTTTTGAATACGAAGTGGTACGGGTCTTTGGATGAATACGAAGTGAAGCCCTACGAAAAAAGCGTTCTCGACTACTTTATGAGCTTTAGGAGAGCAGCAACGGACATTCTATTTATACCACTTGAAGAGAATGAATTTAATCGCTGCAAATCAAATATAGGGGCTTTGGAGGCGGTTTGGGGCGGGGCATACCCAATTTGTTCAGACCTTCCAGAGTTTAAGGATTTTGCCAGAAAAAAACCAAATCAGATCGGGAGGTTTATTGATCAGGTTGCATCAGGAGATGAGGATTTTATTGGACTTGTTTCTGAAAGGTATTTGAAAATGGTCGAAATCGTGAAAGAAAAATACTTGGTATCAGGCTGGGAACAAAAGCGGTTTGAATTACTTGATCAAATGATGCAGTCATGAGGGATGATTTTGGGAACTACCCACCGCCGCAACCACAAGAAGAAATTGAAATCGAAAGAAAGTGGCTACTCAAGGAATTGCCAAAGGCTGTCTTTGACCAAGTGGTCCAGATAGAACAGTACTACAAAGATTGGTTGAGATACCGCAGGCAGCACGACGGCATTGGGGAATTTTTCTTTTGCATCAAAAAGGAACGCCTTTCCCACGGCGTAAACCGTGAAACATGGCAGGACTGCACTAAAGAGGACTTTTACCA